GCAATTAAAGTGGCTTAAATCTAACGCTAGATAGCTTAATATGGCTTTGTAGAGCTGATTAAGAAAAGAATTATAGTTATTTACATTTTAATTAATCATAACTAGCTGAATGTTAGAAATATAACAAAATGTTTGATATAAAAAAACCCCTAATTAAAGGGGTATAATATTAATAAAGAACGATAAAAGATTAATATAATTTAATTTATTCCGTTTGCCATGTTCCACACTCTGAGCAGTAGGCATCACCTATATATTGGTTAAATGTAACCTCTTGACTATTACAATTTAAGCAGGTTAATGGCTCAATATTATAACCTGCATTAATTACGTCTTTTACAAAATACTTTCTTTGTGCTGTTTTCATACGTTTAAATTAAGTGTTAATGTTGTATAGTATTGCTCAACTCTAATCATTATCTTTTGAATGTCTTTGGCTTTTTGGCTTTGCTGAGCGATATTACTAAGTTTTATTTCTCTACCGATCATTAATAAAGCACCATATTTTTTTGTAAAATCATACCATTTATTATAAAGGGAATTTATTCTATTATACCAAATTTCTGGTTTCCTTGCCTTATGTAATTTACTTTCTAAATATTTGAGTTCGTTATATACACTTATTGTATCAACGTTTGAAGTACTGAAATTAGTTATATTCATTTCGTTTGCTGTGTCTCTTAATAAGTGAATATGTTTTGAGGTTGTATTTGAATATCCTGTATTATTTATTATTAAAAAATTATCATCAAGAAATTTGCCGAGCAAATAATGATAGCCATAAGAATAAATACGACTATATTCAAAAAATACGTTTGCGCTTTGTCCGTGTGTGTGCCATTGTTGTAAATAGGTTTTAATTGTTTCTTTGTTTGATTTCATTGTTTTATTATGTTAAGTTAGTTTTATTTAAAAAATGTTTGTAAACTTCAGGAATATGTTTTTTGTAGTATGGTTGCTCAGATTTACACCATTTTTTTAATTCCTGTTTGTTTTGGAATGTTTTATATTTAAAAGTAAATTCAAGTTCATTGATAAAATCCTGAACTGTCCACCCTTCCCATATGTGTCTGTTTGATTTCATTGTTTTATTGTTTTTAGGTTATTATCATAATCTTTTTCTATTTGTTTTAGTTCGCTTAATTTACAATTTTCTAATATTGAACTATTGTATTTTATATTATTTTTTTTGCAATGTCTCCACAAACTATCGTTATAATCAGCAGAAATTTTGTTGAATTGCGTTAATATTGCTTTTGCTTCCTGTTCATATTGCGAACCATAACCATATTGAAACGGCATTAAAAAAGTTTCCTCATTATCTAATAAATAGTTAATGGTAATTATGCCACAGAAATAAGAATTTCCGTTAATTTTGTCAAACCATTCTTTAGCGTTAATGTCTATTGTTTTTATTTTCATTGTTTTATATTTCTAAGGTTAATAATAAGGTTAAAATTAAGGCACTTGCATAAACAAATACCCTGATGAATATATCACTTAAAATAAAGCGTTTTAAGATGCTTTTAAAAGCGTTTCTTTTGATCTTTATTTCTTTGCCTATTGGCACTGAATAAAGGTTGTTGAGTTCGTTAATTCTTTGTTTTTTCATAATTAAAATAAATTGATTAATAAAGTTAAACAGGCAAATAAAACAAAGGCAATGCCCACGAAGGACACTGCCGTAATTGTTTTAATAAATAATAAATGTAAGTTTTTCATTTCTTTGTTTTTAAATTAGTTCATTAACCCCATACAACCTTTGTATGCAAGTAACCAATCGTTTGCTATTTTGGTTTCGTTTTTCGCTAAATATAATCTGTATTTTTTCATACATTCATTAGCTTTAATCTGTAAATCTTTGTTTGTTTGTAAATATCTCATAATGTTTGTTTTAATGTTTACACAAATATATAATTAATATTTCCAACTGACAAAACAATTAACAAAGAAAGTTAATAATTTATATTAATTCTAAATAAGAATATTAATTTGCTTTATTGCTTTTATTGTTTATAGCTTTACAAGTTGGCCAAGAAAAAACCCCCTGTAAAATTTACAGAGGGCAAACAAACAAACAACTATTAAATTTATGTATATTGAATTTATAATCTACTCTATTAAATTCATGTATTGAATTGCTCTATGTCTTGAATATTGTTGTATTGTCCATTGAATTGATCTATCCGTATTGAATTGCTTAACGTAAGGTTCTTGTCCTACTTCTTTTATTTCAAACGTTAGAACTCTCACACTTTACTTTTTCTATATTCTGATTCTAATTGTTGCAAGTATAATTCATTCTTTGCTTTGAGTGTTCGATTCATATCTTTTAAATTCTCATTCTCTTCCTTAACATATCTAAGCATCTCTCTCAAATGATTGATCTCTATTCTGTTTAAATCTTCTGTGTGTGTCATATCTTAATATCTATTCTGTTATTTAACAATTCTATTATAGCAAATATTTGCTCTTCTTTTTCTTCTTGCGTTTCAGCAACTTCTTTTACTCTAATCCAAAAATGATTAGATTGCTTTGGCATAAATAAATCTCTTATTAAATTGCCAAACTTTCGCATTGGGCGTACTGTTTTATATACTCTGTTTACTTTCATAATTCTTTATTATTAAATTGATTTGATAGTGAATAAAATTTATAAGTTTCGTAGGGCATCTTATATCCTTTGCAACTATAACAGAATAATTGTTTTGCTTTCTGTTCTATTATTGCCGAACATTTGTTACATTTTCTCATTTGATATTTATTTGATGTTGTGTGCCATTAAAACTTATTATATACTCTTCATCAAACTCATAACATGCTCCTGTTTCAGCGTTAAACAATGTTATTTTATCGGATATTAATTGTAAAAAATATTGATGTTGTTTGGGTGTTGAATTATTGTAAAAGTCAATAACTTCTTTGTATTGTGTTTTCATACTGTCATGATTTCTTTGTTTTAAATTGTTTTCTTAATAGTTCTAGTGCTAAGTTCTGATTAGATTTCTGAATCCAATCTCCTTTTAGATTAAAGTGTTTGTTGATGATTTCTTTCTTTTTATTCATAGTTTTCTTTATTAGTTATTAACAATATTAGTAAATAAAATCCTAACTGACAAATAAATTATAAAAAAAATGCTAAAAAACTTGCGTTATCTCTAATAAATCTGCTTTTTCAGTGACATATGCCATAACTCTTGTCATTCTTAGTTTAGATTTATCAAAAACCATTTCATTTGTAGCAAACCCCTCAAATCTATATCTAGGGTATATGCAACTAAACAAGGCAAATAAATTACAATCTGTTTTAGCATAAGAAGGTATCATCAAAGGATTTTTATGATTTCTATTGACTTTTACATCAATTGTTTTGCCTTTATAAATTGCATCATAATTATCTGTTCCTTTGACTTTGGAAGTGTTATGTATTTTAAAGTCAGGATATAAATTTAACTCTCTACAAAATATAAACTCAGCACCAAACCCAACAATATCTAAATCTAATTCTTCTGTTTCGTTTACTGTTTTGTGACCATGCCAACCTGTATCTCTTTTGTTTTTGTCTCTTTGGTATGCACTTAGCTCAACTATTTCCTGCTCATACTTGTCTAATATGTAAACGTTTCCTATCTTCATTTTTTATTTGATAAAATAACTGCCATGTGGAACTGATCGAGTTAGTACATATTGTATAAGGTATCTCGACGCGTCGATTCCGTGATTGAATTTATCGATAGGAATTGCACCGTTTAATTTCCAAGTATAGTTATTAAATTCACGAATTAAATTCACAGATTTATCATCTATTATTATTTGATAATCCTGCATTAATGAGATACCTGCTAAAATACTGCCTTTCTTTTTTATTGTTGGTATTACATTTAATCCCTTACTCTTTATTTCGCTTAAAAGTCGTGGCTCTGAATTATCCATTACAATTAAATTGCCACCTGCATAACGTCTATTCAATTCATATATCTGACTTGTGCTTAATCCTGCCTTATAGTAATGTTCTTTGAGCCATATCATTTTTCTTTCTTTATCTATTGCACCTTCTACTAAAACACTTGGATCCACCGAAAATCCTATGTCCATGCCAAATATTGAATCTATTTCATTATTAAATTTACCTATGTTCCAATGCTTAAATATAACTCCTTCAGCACTTTCTAACCACCCACCTTCTATTTGATGTTTAAACTTCTCTGGTCGTCTAACCTTCATTACTTCTATCTGTTTAACAAACGATTTAGACAAGTGATCTAAGTTGTCTTGATAAGTAGTATGTATGTATGTAATGTTTTCTTTAGTGCCATTATATCCGTCTGGAACTCCCCTGTTTTGAAAGAACCTATGGTATATCCAATTCTCTTTTGTAGTAGGGTTTAGAATTAATATACATCTATTCTTTACAAGCTTTGATCTAATACTGAAATCAATCTTGTCAAAACTTTCCTCGTCTGTTAATTCCTCAGCTTCGTCTAATACGAATGTGCTTACCCCCTGTATAGATTTAAGTTTTGCAGTTTGATCTCCACTTGACGTTCTAATACCACTAAAGTATATTGAACTGCCTGTTAAATTGTTTATGATCTCCGTCTTGTTTACAGTGAACTGATCGAGTACGCCCATTAACTCAAGCTTCTCTATAAACTCAGGTATAATTGACATTCCTGCTGAGGTCATAGTATAACGAGTAAATAATATTCTATGTCCTTTTTCGTAAGTAAGTAATACTAAGAATGTGTTTGTAGCAAATGATTTTCCAGAACCTCTCCCTCCTGTTATTACAAAGTAACGACTTTGAGAGTTAAATAAAGCTTGATACTTTTTATTGAGGTTTAGTTTGTTCATCTTTTATATCTTCTGATTCTATATCTATTATTTTTTCTTTATCTGCAAAATCAATAATAGGAATGTTAACTTCTGTTTTAACGTTTAATTCTTTTAACTCTTTTGGTTTACCGTACTTATATTCCCAAAGTAATCTCATGTGTGGGAAACTATCTTTTGCCTGTTTAGCAAGTTCTAACCACGCTTTCTCTTCACT